TACTCTTCTATGTTTAAATCCTTGTTAAGGTAGTCCTCAACTATGGAGTGGAAGTTTGTACCACGTTTAGTAGAACGTGCAGTAATTGCTGCTGCCTTGTCCTTACCTACTCTAGCTCTCCACTTAGCAAGGTTCGCTTGCTTCTTAGCATTGTTACTAATAACAGTGGTGATAGAAGGATAGAACCTACCTTCAGGGGTAGAGTATACTCTCTTACCCTCCACCATCTTAGCAGTCATCTCTATGGGTTTCAAAGTCATAATCCTAATGCCATCTTAGCAATGATGTATGACTTAACAAGTCCTGACCTAACAATATCACCTACACCAAACTCAATCTCCTCAAACTCTTCCATGTTCTGAAGTATCTGTTGGAAACTTAGGATACCATTACGCTCATTAGTTCTCACTAAATCAGACTGATTAATATCACCACAGAATACTATCTTACTATCCTGTCCAACACGAGTCATAATAGAGTCAAGCTCATGGAAGTTAAGGTTCTGACACTCATCCACTATGATAATAGAATCATCAAGAGTAGTACCACGGAGAAATGATGTAGACCAAAAAGAAATAGTCTCCTGATTCTTAAGGTTATCATACAACATATCAAAACTTACTTGGTCAGGCATGTGGAACATACTCCTAACCATATTCTTATAAGGAACTTGATATAGTTCTGACTTATCCTCATGAGTACCAGGTAGGAATCCAATCTCACGTGTAGATACCAGAGACCTAACAATATAAACCTTCTCGTATGGTGTCTCCTCATCCATAACATCTTTCAATGCTAAGTAGAGTGCAATAAATGTCTTACCTGTACCTGCTGCACCATAAGCAAACAAATTCTTATCCTCACCCCACTCTTTAAAGAACTTCTCTTGGTTCTCTGTTAGTGGTGCAATATCAAGGAAGTAATTACTATTAATTGGCTTCTTCCTCTTCATCATCTTCTTACTCATCCCATTAGTAGGAGAGTTCACTTTCTTTTTAACTGCCATAATTATTCACCCCACTGGTATCCACGGCGGTCAAATCCCTTATCAACTTTACCTACTCTACCAATAACATCCTTCCATCCTGGGTGTGTCTTTGACATCTTGTCACGCCAGTCACCCACCTCGGCAACGTCACCGCAAACACCTGCTTGCCAGTCCTTGTCCCAATCAGGGTTAGCATCCTTCCATTCGCAATACTCTTTCATAGTCATGCGAAGTTCTTTCTTCTCTTGTGTTTTTAAATTTATTACTGGATATGTTGGCATTGTTATTGATTATAGTATTGTTGGTACTTTTGGATTCCGAATCTGCTAACAGACCAATCCTTTTTCCAATCTGGATTGTCCTCACACCACTTGACATACTCTGACATATGCATGTGGAGCTCCTTTTTCTCTCCAGATTCTTTATGGACTACACAATAGATAGGCATCAGAAAAAATTAAAATTGATATTAAATCTAGCTTCTGCATTGCTAGTAGTAGTAGAGTTATGTGGAAAAGATCCATCAAAGAATACGATACGGTTCTCCACACTCTCTATTTTACTACCATCTGATAGTCTTGTAAACCCATCACATGTATTCAAAGAGAAGAGTGCATTCTTAATAGGATAGTCACGATCTTTATGAGGTTCATGCTCATGAACTTCATGAGTATAAGGAAACATATTTATCTTTACTCTAGCAAGTGATTTAATTACACCAAGGTCAACAAATCTTGGAGAAAATAACTCCATCAATGGTTGTGCAAACTCACTGACTGGCATGTCATTCTCATACACCATGTGTAACATGTACCAAGACCACAGACGTTTGTCTTCTATATCTTTAATCTTTTTTCTCTTAGAAGAAACAGTTTTCACTGCACTAAGAGGAAACTTATCATTGAATACAATAGCTTCTTGCAATCCTTTGAACTGTTCATAGTCTAAGAAGTTATCAATGACAGTATGTTTTCCTTCTTCAAATGAAATATTCGGACCTCCAAAACCTTTGTTCTGTACCTGCTTCACTCTCACCATTGTAATGCCTCCGATACTATTGGAAATTGTTCTTTAAAAATATCTCTACACATCTCTGCTATCTCCATGTGTTCCTTTTGAGTTCCATGTGCAGAGCGTAAGTCTATGTAATGTACCCAAGAACGTACACTACCTGTCATATATAACCGAGTCGGTGTAGCAAGAGGTAGTACAAACCGAGCACACTCCTTAGCGATACCATTAGCAAGGAGCTCGTTGTAAAGATCCATTGAGTCAACAAAGTGTTCTGCAATTCTCTCTTGAAGATCTTGTTTCTTATTCTTTGGTACATCATCAGTACTATTCTGTCTGTTCTTAGAGTCTTGATGTCTAAGATCAGGTACAGGAATCTCATCAGCTAACAAATTAGTGTCAGCATACCGTTGTGAAAACTCTTGGTATGTGAATGATCTATGTCTTAGTATTTGTGCTGCCAATCCTCTGGTAGTTTCAATCTCCAGAGTCATGTGTGCTTGTTCAAATACCGACCAGTGACCGTGCTTTATGCAATACTTTAACAACCCAGCTACGTTTGGGTTGTCTTGGTTCTTCGGGTTGCTGACTCTCGCCACGTAACCCATCGTCTCCTCCGCTTTGGGAGTCACTGACGTTAGCTTCACTTGTTGCATTATTTTTCTTCAGTAATTTTTTTATATACTTGGCGTACTTTACCTCTTCCTTAGTATACCACCCTGGGTTCTTTTTTGCAAGCTTTATTATTTTCTTAGCACTCTTCCTCTTATCCTTCCTCTGACTCTCATCCACTAATATATTCTGCGGTGTAACTAGGTATTTATGCGACTCTACAGACAAAAAAATCCTGGAAAAAATTTTCCAGGATTCCTTGAATCAAAAACTAAATTTTGATTTGACTATGCACTAACTAATTTCTTAGTAACTTTGATACCACGATACATTAGATCATAGTTTCTCTGTTGTGCTGCTGCTTGTACCATCTTGCGGTACTCTTCAGAGTCATAAGAGACTCCACGGTAAGTGACTTGTGCCATTGGCTTGTCCTCTGGATTGGGTGGATAAAACCCGTTCCTTCAGTCGGCATTTGCGTCCCAGTTACATTTCAATCCTTGGATCTCTGCGTACTCTTGGTAGATCAATACAATATCATCTCTCTGTGTAGGAGAAATGCTCTTGTTTGACTTCACACGTTCTATCATTTCTGATATACTAGTACAAGAACTAACAGCAGCAGCGAGCAAGATAGGTAACATGAGATGAACGAACTCCGTTCCGTGTCGGCTTACTTGCGACCTCTAATGAGGTTGAACGATTGTGTTAATACTAACACATGTATATTATATAGTCAAGTAGATATGTGTAATCCGATACACTTTTATATATCGTAAGGAATTTCATTACTAAATGTAACACCAATGTTCCCTGAGATAGTGACACCAGTATTTCCTGGTCTAACTTGGTGTCCTATGTACGAGGGAAATATAATCATACTACCTGCACTTAACTCTGGTTCATAATACAATGGCATGGAAGGAACACCAGTCCTTCCTATTTGATTTTGTATCAATGCCATAGATGGGTTTAAGAATACTGTTTTAGATGAAACTGTTTCGTAAATAATATAACTTAACTGAGACTCAGGATGTATATGATATCCTTGATACATCTTAGGGTCATACTTATTCCTCCACACATCAAGAAAGTGCAAGCGACTCCAGCTTCCACCAAGACTGTCAAGATATTCCCTTACAAAACCAGCAAGATATTGAAAGGTTTCTTCTGAAGGACAAGCTTGATCAGCATAGGTAGTAAGAACCCCACTCTCCCACGTAGGAGAAAAATTAGACTCAGGTATGTCTATCTTATCAAGATCAACTTTGGTCTCGTAGATAGGAGTAACAAAGATATCTTTTCTCATCCCTCTGGTGGTGCAGCAGATGGTTTCTTTCTCTTCCTTCTCTTTGGAGCTTCAACATTCCATAGATTAGGTCTGATAGTACCAGCACTCTGCTTCAACCATTTAAATCCTTTCTTATACTTGTCATAGTAGTGGTCAAATATATGTACTTGACTGTCACCCATAGCAATGTCATGATGAATCGTACCTTCCAGTTCATACTGTATTAGGTAAGCAGTATAAGGAAGTTGTTTATCCTCTGCTAATTTAGGATCACACTTCTCATGAATTATATTCATGAACGATTACCCCACTGAATCTCTGGATAAGCTTCAGTTACACATGCCTTGGTGATCTTCCAACGCTTACCAATCTTCTTATCCTTAGCAAGGACTAATGCCTCTGCTTCACCAGAACTAAGTCCTTCAAGCATTTGAATGAACATCTGTTCTCTCTTAGCTTGTTTAATACTAGATCCACCTTTAAAGAAATGATAAAGAAGTCTCTCCTCTTTCTCTAAGATAGTATGTTCTGTACCATCTGGTGCTTCATTCTTTGTGTAAGGTACTTCACCTGGAGGTAGCAAGCTAACAATAGAATCATCAAAGTTTATAATAAACAGAGATCTAAGAGCCTTAACGTCATACTCCCGAAGTAATTTAATCTTTTCTTTTTTTGTCTTTGCGTTTGATACTTTCTGAAGTATCTCATGCATCAAGAGTTTCATCTTCGTCTTCCTCATTAATAAATTTTACAGTTAAGAGTTCTTCATTAAGCATGAACCCATTGTCATCATACATTTCAGGATGATAATATTGTGCTTCGTCACGTGACCAGAAGTAATCATGTACAAAGTCTTTGGCAGTCCAGCCTGCTACTATACCGACACATAAGAATAAAAATGATGTTGTCGCTGAAAAAAATAAAAGGGTAGTGTCTGCCATTGTTCAACTCCGTTGTGGTTTACTATTGTTTCTCCCACTTAAGTTCAAAGTTGAAATAAACTCTACGC